TGTCGGCGTCAAAGCAAAAGTAATCAGTCAGCGCATAAATTGCGGTGAAGGATGCCAAGTAAGCGAGACCGCTGTTTACACTAAGAAATATTGGGGGTGATTTCAAAATGGCTTTGCCTGATGAAGTTGTGGCTAGTTTTGCAAAACTTATGAACGAACCGGTCGATACTCCGGCAAAGGAAACCACCCTCTATGGTACTGCACGTGTCGACGGTGATTCTAACTATGTCCGAATCAACGGTTCTGAATACTACACACCAGTGGTTACCTCTGCTGAACTGAAAACGGGCGACCTGGTTACGGTTACGGTCAAAGATCATTCGGCCATTGTAACCAACAACCTCACGTCGCCCTCTGCCAGCAAGGATTCGGTTGATGAACTTGGAACTTATGTCAGTGATTTGACCGCTGATAACGTCACGATCAACGGTAAACTCGAGGCGGCAGAAGCCAACATCGAGAAACTTTCGACCGAGAAGCTTGATGCAAGTTATGCGGATATTACGTATGCTGAAATTGCCGATCTTGAAGCGACGAATGCACATATTACCAATCTTGAAGCGGAGTATGGCTCGTTCAAAGACTTGACGGTTGAAGATCTCGAAGCGATTAATGCGTTTATTGATTCCGCAGACATCAAGTATGCGAATATCGACTTTGCGAATATCGGCGAAGCGGCAGTCGAGAAGCTGTTTGCTCAGTCTGGTATTATCGGTGATCTCGTGATGGAAGAAGGTCATGTCACCGGTAAGCTTGTTGGCGTTACTATCGTTGGCGATCTTATTGAAGGTGGTACAGTAGTCGCTGACAAGCTCGTTATCCAGGGCGAGGACGGCTTGTATTACAAGCTAAACACCAACGGTGAAACCATATCTGCTCAGCAGACTGAGTATAACAGTCTTCATGGTAGTATCATTACTGCTCAATCGGTTACTGCCGAGAAGATTAACGTGAGTGATCTTGTTGCTTTCAACGCGACGATCGGCGGTTACCATATTACTGAGAATTCTTTATATTCTGGTGTTAAAGAGAATCCGCTTAATACGACTCGCGGTGTTTATATGGATAACGATGGTCAGTTTGCTCTTGGTGACATGGCGAATTATCTTCGTTTCTATAAAGACACGGATGGCCAGTATAAGCTTGCTATATCTGCGAGCGCTATAACGCTTTCTACATCTAATAAAAACATAGAGTCTGTTATAAACGCTGCTATTGTTGGAACAGAAGAAGAGTTTTACAAATCTGCTTCTCCTACCGAATTGGTCGGAGGTACTTGGTCTACTTCACAACCAGTTTGGGAAGATGGAACATATTTGTGGCGTAGGACAAAAGTTACTTACGGAGATGATAGCGTAGAATACACGCCTTCCGAGAATGGTGTTTGTATTACTGGTAATACTGGAGCGTCTGCTGATTCTGCTATTACCGAAACAAAAACTGGCGAAACGATTACAATCGGAGAGAATGCTGGTAAAAAACCTCTCGATATCATCGTGTATGGTAAAACTGAAAACGAATTGCGTTCGATTGACACGTTGAGTATCAAAGTTGACGACCAGACGGTTTCTATTGATCTCAAAGGTAATAAACTGTGTTCTCTTCCTGACGGAACGTGCGATGAGCTTCATATCGATCAAAATGGAAATACGAAGATCATCAAAAAGATTGCTAATGATGAACTTGATGATACCGATCCATGGGCGATTTCTGGCGGAGATGAGAATAACTTCTATCTCAACGATCTTGAAGATTATTACGATTTCTCCATCGAGAATAATGCGTATTGTGACGATTATTCGACGATTACAAGTGCTGAGTATAATGATGGTGTTACTGGTATTCGCTTTGGCGAGTCGACTTTTGGTTTGACGAATATTTGGGTGTGTGATTCTCGATATTCTGGTGTAGACGCATTCAAAACTGCTTTGTCGACCAATCCTATTTCTATTGTTGTCAAATCAGCTACAGATTCAGAGATTGTTCTCGATCCTATCGAGGTTCCAACTCTTAATCAAGCAGGATCAACGGTTACTACGATTGCTCCGGTTGTAACCGATATTTCGATCAATTATTGGGGTACTGGTGGTAAAGAGATCATCGAGGCATGGGAAACAGCTAACGAAGCTCTTGAAGCGGTTGAGAACACCAAAACCGAGCTAAAAGAGTATACCGATTCTCAAATCGCGCAGACGAGCGAGTCGATCACGTCGACGGTCACCGAACAGGTTTCTGAGACTATTACGACTACAGTCGACGGTCTTCAGCAACAGATTACTAGCAATCAAACGAATATCACCGAGCTCGAACAAACGGCTCAAGGGTGGGAGTTCAACTTCAACACTATCCAAAGCACCGTTACTGAGCTCGGAGATCAGGTTACGGCTAATTACACCGAACAACTGAAGTATATTCGCTTTATCAACGGTGAAATTTGGATCGGTGAAGTTGCCGAATCTGGTGAAGACGAGTTTATGGTTGTTGTTTCGAACGAACGTATCAGTTTCCGTCAGAATAATTCTGAGATTGCATATTTGAGCAACAACCAGCTTTACATCACGAATGCGACAGTTTCTACGCAGCTTGACATTGGTAACTTCAGCTGGCGACCAAGAAGCTCTAACGGAAACACATCGCTAGTTTTTACTGGTTAGGAGGTGTTTTAATGGCGACGTTGTCTATCGCGCTAATGACGAGTGGAACTAAAGAGCTTGGCGGAACGATGACGCTTAGCACTAATCGAGCAAGCACTTCTTATACCCACACGATTAATTACAGTTGGTATGGACGGGTCGGTACAATTGCTACAAACGTCGGCGATTCTTGTACGTGGACACCGTCTCTTGCTAACCTTGCTCCTCTTATTCCGAATGGTACATCAGGAATATGTACACTTACTTGCTATACGTATGAAAACGGAAAACTGCTTGGAAGTAGAGATTCTTCGATAACATTAACTGTTCCTGCCTCGGCAAAGCCGACAATTTCTTCTGTGTCGATCAGCGATTCGAGGGGGTATGAAGAAATATACGGCGGATATGTTAGAGGTATGTCGAGCCTTACAGTAAACATAAACGCTGCTGGTGTTTACGGATCGACGATATCAAAATATACGGCCAAAGTCGGATCTGGCTATATTTCGTCATCTACTACTTCGACTCTCACCCCAAGAATTCCTAGTGACGACGGATCATCGAATACTTCAT